GCGACGTCGTTCGGCTGACGGCGAGGGGCGCGGAATATCTCGATCGCCTGGCGAGGGTGGAATGAGGTTTTCTGCCCCGCCCTTAAGCTCCTCCGTGCCGTCGTCGCTGGCGGGGGCCCCGCCGCTCTCCCACCAGGTCCTCGTCGTGCGCGTCCTGACGCTCTGGCTCCAGGAGAACCGTGACACGCACTCGATCGCAGCCGAACTCGGCATCGACGAAGACGAGGTCTGCAAGATAATCGAACAATCGGAAGGAAGAAGGCCGTGAGCGATCAGCTTCCGAAGCTTGGACCGAAGGCGCGCGAGATCGTCGACGCAGTGTTGCGGGAAGGCATCTATCGCGCATCCAAAGAGTCTGAAATCGCCGTTTGCCGCAATCTGAACAGCCGTCAGCTCCTCTCTCGCGACAGGAAGGATGGCGCGGTCTGGTATCCGACGGCAAAGCTTTGCGAGCTGGCCGGCGTGACGCCGCCGGAAATCGGGCAGGGGGGCGAGGGCGGACCCGGCGCGCCAGATTCTCGGGTTCAACCCGAGCAGGGCGCCGATCGCCTCCCTGCGCCGGCTGAGATCGAGCCTTCGCCCACGGCGGATCTGCCGCCGCTCACGCGCCTGCCGCATCATCCGCTCGCTGCCCTTTTCCCCATGCTGCCCGACGACGAGCTGCGGCGCCTCGCAAATGATATCGAGGCGAACGGGCAGCAGGAACCGGTCTGGCTGCTCGACGGCAAGATCCTTGACGGGCGGAACCGCGAGGCGGCGTGTCATCTCATCGGCATCGATGCCTGGACGAAGGAATATAAGGGCAAAGACCCGCTCGGTTTCGTTCTCTCGCTCAACCTGCATCGTCGGCACTTGACCGAAAGCCAGCGCGCCATGGTGGCGGCGCGGATCGTCGACTGGGAGCGCGGCATCAATCAGAACACCGCCGGGGATGCAAATTTGCACGCCCGCGAGGCCGGACGCCGGCTCTCGATCTCCGAGCGCGCTGTGAAGGCGGCAAAGCGGGTCCGCGATCACGGCGTCGAGGCACTATCCGATGCTATCCGTGATGGCCGGATCTCGGTTCATGCCGGCGAGGCGCTTAGCCATCTGGAGCGCGAGGCGCAGGAAGAGGCGCTGCGGCTCGAGGAAAAGCAGATCATCCAGCGCGCCAAGGAAATCCGGCAGAAGCGGCAGGAGATACGCCACGCCGTGCGGCTGACGCATATGGCGCATGTCGCCGAGGCAGGCTCGACGACGGCCGGCAAGGTCAGCCAGAAATTTCCGGTTATCTATGCCGATCCGCCGTGGCAATTCGGCGTGCGCTCTGAAGTGACGGGGCGCGAGAAGAGCGCCGAGAACCACTATCCGACCATGCCGACGGAAGAGATTTGCGCGCTTTTTGAAGAGATCGGTGCGCCGGCGAAAGCTGATGCGGTCCTATTCCTTTGGGCGACGAACCCGATGCTGCCCGATGCTTTTCGCGTCATGGCCGCTTGGGGCTTCACCTATGTGCACCACTGGATCTGGGACAAGGAAGTTGCCGGGACGGGCTATTGGGGTCGCGACCGGCACGAGCTGCTGTTGATCGGCAGGNCGGTTTCGCCGCTGCCCGGCTCGCAGCCGGAGACGGTTTATCGCGAGCGCAAGGGGCGGCATAGCGCCAAGCCGGATTTCTTCGCCGAGCAGATCGAGCGGCTCTACCCGGCCATGCCGAGGCTCGAAATGTTCTGCCGAAGTCCACGTCCGGGCTGGACGGCGTGGGGTTTTGAGGCTGCGCCGGAAACGGAGGCAGCGGAATGAGCCATTGGGAAGCGTCCGGCAAGTCTGACGAATGGTACACGCCGAAGTACATCTTCGACGCGCTGGAATGCGAGTTCGATATCGATGTCGCATCGCCGTCGACCCGGTGGCACGTCCCGGCAAGGTGCTGGCTCACGGCGCAAGACGACGGGCTCAAATACGCGCCTTTCTGGCACGGTGTCGTCTGGATGAATCCCCCCTTCGGTGGAAGGAATGGGCTCGTGCCGTGGCTCAATGCGTTTCGCCGGCACGAAAACGGGATCGCCCTTGTCCCCGACCGGACATCGGCGCCGTGGTGGCAGGAGATGGCCGATTGCGCCGATCGCATCCTGTTCATCGGCGGCAAGGTCCGATTTATCAAGCCGGACGGCACCACGGGCGATTCTCCGTCCGTCGGAACGACGCTGATCGGTATGGGGCGCCGCGCGGTGATCGCTCTCGAAAAAGCCGAACGGAACGGACTAGGCCGTACGTTCACGAGGTCAATCGCATAATGACCTCGCTCCTCCCCATCGTCGAAGAGCTTAACGACGCGCCGAATCATGCCGCGCGGGCGCGGTGGCTGCTCGAAGTTCCGCTGTCGGTGCTGATCCGCGAGCAGGTGACCATCCACCGGCTTCTCTCCGCGGCCGGTTTTCACGAAGGCGTTGCCTACCTTGCTGCCGAGATCACTGCGCTTTCGGCGACGCGCGGCCAGGACGGGCTCGCGCCGCACACAGTTCGCATGACGCGGGAATACGCCCGCATCGGAATTCAGGTCATTGCGCGCGGGGGCGCGCTGGAGGGGGCAAGGTATGTTTCGAACTGATCTTTTCAGCGAGACCAGCACCGATGCGCTGATGGCCTCGGCTTATATCGGTGCACCGCTGATCGTCGACAGCTTTGCCGGCGGCGGTGGCGCCTCGACCGGCATCGAGATGGCGCTTGGCCGATCGCCAGATATCGCCATCAACCATAATGCCGAGGCTTTGGCGCTGCACGCCGCCAATCATCCGGAGACGATTCATCTTTCCGAGAACGTCTATCGAGTCGACCCGCTTGAACACTTGAAGGGAAAGCATATCGGGCTCGCCTGGTTCTCTCCCGATTGTAAGCATTTCTCCAAGGCGAAGGGCGGCAAACCGGTTGAGCGCAACATCCGCGATCTGTGCTGGATCATTCCCGGCTGGATCGAGCGGATCCAGCAATCGGGCGGCCGTGTCGATGTCGTCATTATGGAGAATGTCGAGGAGTTCAAGGATTATGGGCCGCTGATCGAGACCGCGCGCGGGCTGATGCCGGATCCGGAGCGCAAAGGCGAGACCTATCAAAAATGGTGCCGGAAACTGCGGAGGCTCGGCGCCAAGATGGAGAGCCGGGAACTGCGCGGCCGAGACTTCGGCGCACCAACCATTCGCAAGCGGCTGTTCGTCATCCTGCGGTTCGACGGAAAGAAGATCGTGTGGCCGAAGCCGACGCACGGCTCTCCGGACGATCCGGACGTCATTGCCGGACGGAAACATCCCTGGCCGATCGTGGCGGACTGCATCGACTGGAGCATTCCGTGCCCTTCCATTTTCGATACCGCCGAGGAAATTTGGAAAAAGCACGGCGTCCGGGCGCAGCGCCCGCTTGCCGACAATTCGCATGCCCGCATTGCTCGGGGCATGGACCGCTTCGTCATTCGGTCTAAGCGTCCGTTCCTGGTCAATCTCACCCATGGCGGCCGGCTCGAAGACATCCTGGAGCCCGCTCGCGCGATCACTGCGGCGCACCGGGGCGAAAAGGCGCTCGTTGCGCCGCACCTGTCTGCCTACTACGGGCCGGGCTTGGGCGGTTTAGATAGATCGGCATCCGTCAACGATGCGCTCCGTGTCATTCCTTGCGCTAACCGACATGGCCTTATCGCCCCGGTGTTGACCTATGCACAGCAGGGCGGGGCCGTGCGGTCGGTTGAAGGACAGGCGCATACGATCACCGCCAGCGACAAAGACCAAAACTCGGTCATCTGCGCCTTCATGGCGCAGGCCAACAACGACAGCAGGCGCATAGGCGGCGTCAATCCCGGTCGGGGTGCAGACGAAGCGGCATCAACGATAACGCAGTCTGGTAGCCATCAGCAGGTCGTGTCGGCCTACATCGCCCGCCAGTTCGGCACGTCGACCGGGCATGCGATCGATAAGCCCTTGGGCACGATAATGGCGAACGGGCAGGGCAAGAGCCAATTGATCATGCCCTACCTGCAATCCTATTACGCCACGGGCGAAGGCTCGCGCGAGGACGTGCCGATGCGCACTGCGACCGTCAAGCCCAGGCACGCCCATATCGAGGCCGTCGTCGCCGTTCCGCCCTTTACCGAAGCGCAGGCGGATCGTGCTCGACAGGTCGCGGATTTCATGCGGGCGCATGGTCTTTGGGATGAACGGGAGTTCGTTACCGTCGAAGTCGATGGGTTGACCTTCGTCATCGTCGATATAGGCATGCGGATGCTCACGCCGCGGGAGCTCTTCAACGCGCAGGGATTTCCGCCCGATTACCGAATCGGCGGNTACCATGATCCGAATAGGGCCGGGCCGGATGGCCGCCCTCTGTGGGTGCCGTTCTCAAAGTCGGTGCAGGTTTCCTGCGTCGGCAACAGCGTTTGCCCGCCCGTTGCTAAGGCGCTTGTCGCGGCCAACTGCAGCCATCTTGCAATACAGAGGGAGGTGGCAGCGTGAGCATCGCCATCATGTCACAGCTGTTCAAGGCGCACCTCGGCTCGACGAACCGGAAGATGCTCGCCGTGCGCCTGGCGGACTTCGCCGATGACGACGGGAAGGGCATCTGGCCGACCGTTGGGCGCCTTGCGCGCGAGACGGAGCTTTCCGAGCGAACCGTGCAGCGCATCCTTTCCGAGTTCGTCGACGAAGGTCTGCTGATCGTCCGCAAAAAGGGCGGATGGAAGCCCGGTGAGGGCACCCGTTACGATTTCAATATGGGTGCACTCAGTCGCCTGCAGGCTGCAAAAGCGGCCTCTGACGGGTGTCATGGTGTCACCCATGACACGGTGACACCCGTGACAGCGGCGACAGGGGCGGGTGACACCGACGACGCCGAGGGGTGTCACGGTGACACCCGAACCGTAATAGAACCACCAATAGAACCATCAGATCTGAGAGAGGGTGCGCGCGAGGCGGAAGGGCAGGAAAGCCAGACCGAGACCGAGCAGTCGATCGAGAAGGGGTTCTGGGCGCTGGTGAAGGAGTGGCCCGGGTTCGCAGGCATGCCGAAAGAGCCGGCGAAGCGGGCGTGGTTCGCATTGTCGGCTGATGAGCGCCGGGAAGCTGCCGAGAGGTTCCCACGCTGGCTGCAGCTGCTAAAGGCGCAGAAGAAATCCCATGTGCCTGCGCCCTCGACCTATTTCGGCGAAAAGCTCTGGATGGATGTGCCGGCGCAGGATGCGGCCGCCAAGCCCGTGAACGCGATGGCCGCGCCGTTCGGCAAGCTGTGGTCGGCGACCCGCATCGCGGAGCTGCTGCTACCGCCGACGGGCATCATCGCGCCGCCAACCAAATTCGAGCAGATGCAGATCAACGCCGGCCAGGTGACCCTGGCGGACGTGATGGCCGAAAAGCGCATGCGCGCCGGCTGGCCCACGGTGAACACCATGCAGGAGCGGGCACGATCAGCGCAGGGCTGGATCTGCCCGCTCACGCTGGAGGAAGCCGGGCAGGGCTTCCACGCAGTGCGCCGTGACGGTGAGCTGCTCGATGCCTGGAGGCGCGAACATCAGCGCCGCGGCTGGCCTTTCCCGGAAGGGAAGCTGCCGGAGTGGGCCTACTTCCCGCCGATCTCGGGCGAAGGCGATCTCGACCTCCTCGTCGCCGAGGCCGTCGAACGCTTCCGAGTCCAGATTTCCGACTATCTCGCAAACAGGAGCAAGGGCGATGATCATGCAGCGTAGAACTCTGACCGGAAGCCCGATCGCGCTGCAGAGCCATGATCGTTTCGAGGACCGGATGCGCCGAATCACAGAACGAAGCTTGAGGGCTGCCTCCATGAAAGTGACAGAAATGAACCCCGAGTCGGCTCGCTGGTATTGCCTACTCGTGAAAAAGGGCCGCGAATTCGATGTGGAAAACTCTCTGAGAGAAGCCAACGTCGAAGCGTTCATGCCGCGCGAACGTGTCGTCAGGGTCCGTCATGGACGGATATTTGAGAGCGATGTTCCCTACTTCCCGAGTTACATGCTGGTGAGATGCGTTCCCTCGCCGGAGGCCTTCCACGGCCTTCGACGGCACAGGAACGTTATCGATATCGTCGGCGGAGCATCAGGCTATCACATCGTTAGAGACGAGAATGTTGCAATGTTTAAAAGGATTTGTGAGGACGCCGAGGCGCCGCGCGTCGCAACGGACAAGACCTTTAAGGAAGGCGATCGCGCCGACATTGTGCTTGGTCCTTTTGCCGGCTTCATGTGCATCGTGACGGCGGTGAAATGGTGCCGCCAGGCCAAGGCCAGCGTTCGGATCGACGTGCATGGGCGCCCTTTCGACATCGACAGCATGCCTCTTGCGTTTCTCAAAAAGTCGTGACAGTCAATTTGCCAACGGACGAACTGGATACCGTAACCCTCCGATCCCCTTGCTTCGATGCGGGGGCAGAGCAGGCGCCAAGCCTCAGGGAACAACGCTCCGGTCCCATACCCTGACTGCCTCGAATGCGAGGCGCCGACTCAGGGCAAGTGCGATAGCTATGAGCAGATGACAGGCGGCCGAGAGGTCGCCTTTCTCGTTTAAGGTTATGGGCAGGCTTTTCCGGCGCTTCTGATGATCGACGCTCAGATCAAAGTTGATCTCCGGCAGTTCAATCGCTCCTTGTCGGACATCGAGCGCAAGCAGCTTCCCTATGCCATCATGCTCACGCTGAACGAGACGGCCAAGGGTGGTCGCCTCGAAGTCCAGCGAGAGATGGACAGGGTCTTTGATCGGCCTACCCCTTATGCAAAGCGGGGCGTTGTCTATGACCGCGCATCGCGGCAGAACCTGAGGGCGGCGGTTGTCGTGACCGGTGACCGGACCAAGGGCGGCTTGCCAGCCACGGCATTCCTCGGGCCGCAGATCGAGGGAGGCCTGCGCACACACAAGGCCTTCGAGCGGCAGCTCGTCGACCGTGGTTTAATGCAGCGAAACCTGATGGCAGTTCCAGCAAAGCGGGCGCCGCTCGATCGCTATGGCAACATGACGCAAGGATTTCTGAACCGCGTCATGGCCGACTTGCAGATCGACTATCGCGGTGCTGGTGCCACTCGTACACGCACATCGTCGTCGCTCAAGCGGAACAAGAAGTACAAGAACGCCCGGTTCTTCGTGCCGAAGCAGCCTTCGCACCTCTATCCAGGCGTTTACCAGCGCGACCCGGCAACGAACGCCATTCATCCGGTGATCCTGTTTGTGCCTCAGGTCTCGTATCGCATCCGCCTTCGCCTGCGCGAAGTCGTCGAGCGCTACGTGATCGCCAACGTCCACGATCATTTCGCCGTCGCCTTCCAGCGGGCGGTTCGGACGGCGCGATAGCCGCTCCGACGGTTCATGGGTCCTTCCTGGCATCCGCCCGCCCGCGGGTATTTGGCACGGCGGAGGTTGTCCAGTCTGAGTGTTTTTTGAAGCCTAAAGTCAGAGCCTAAACTAAAGAGCGCGGCTAAAGTCGGACCTAAAATGACACTGTCCGCTGAAACCATGACAAAGGGCGCCTTCGCCGCGCATATCGGCGTGAGCGCCGGTCGCATTTCGCAATACATCGCCGAGGGCAAGATTTACGGCGATGCGCTCGAAGGCGACGGCAGGTCGGCGAAGATCCGGCCGGCGATCGCGCGGCAGCAGCTCCAGAAAACGCTGGAGCCGTCGCAGCGGTTCGGGGCCAACGGTGCGGCCGTTCTCAAACCGTCGGCTGGGCAACCGGCCCTGCAGCTCGCTCCATCCGATGGTGCATCGGCGCCGCCGCCGCGGCTGACGTTCACCGACGATGTTGCCGATCAGCTCGCGGCCGAGCGCCTCAGGCAGCAGCAGATCACGACGGCACGCCTCGAGCGCGAAGAGGCGCTTGAAGTCGGCCGCTACATGCGGACCGACGACGCCCGGCGCCAGACGGTGCGCGCTGTCTCCGAGGCCTTCAAGGTCATGGAGCAGGGGATTCCGGAGATGGCGAAGGCGCTCGCGGCCCAGTTCGGCGTGCCGATGCATGACGCGACGCATGCGCTGCTGAAGGTGTTTCGCGATGTTCGCGCCAAGAAGGCAGCCAGCTTTCGCACCTCGGCAGACGAGCTGCCGGAGCACATTGAGGACGAGCAGCCGTGACGATGCTCTATAATCCCGAGCGGCTGGTCTATGAGGTCCTCGCCGAGATCTGCGAGCCGCCGCCGGCGGTCGACTATCTCAAATGGGCGAAGGAAAACATCGTGTTTTCCGAACGCATCACGGATCATCCCGGTCCGTACAATGAAGACCTGGTACCGTTCTTCTCGGAGATCTTGCGGGCGCTGTCGCCGGAAGACCCGTGCAACATCGTGAGCCTTGCGAAGTCGGCGCAGATCGGCGGCACCATCTGCGCCAACATCTTCACGCTCGGTTCGCTCGACATGGCGCCCGGCGATTTCCTCTATGTTCACCCGACCGAGGAGAACGCGGCGCGCTGGTCGAAGACGAAGCTGATGCCGCTGGTGCGCGAGATGCCCGCAGTCGCCAAGCTGTTCTCGCAGAACAGCCGCGATGCGAGCAACTCGGTGCTCTACAAGGAACGCATCGACGGGCGCGGCGCCATCCAGGCGGCCGGCGCCAACTCGCCGGCAGGCCTGTCGATGATCTCGCCGCGAAAGCAGGTCCAGGACGATCTTGCCAAGTGGCAGATGAACGAGGCTGGCGATCCGGAGGTCCAGGCGGATAGCCGCAGCAAGGCATTCTTCAACGGCAAGATCTTCAAGATCTCAACGCCGATGGTTTCGCCGGGCTGCAAGATCACGTCGAACTATCAGGAAGGGACGCAGGAGACCTACCACGTCCCCTGTCCGCACTGCCACGAGCTGCAGGAGCTGCGCTGGGAGAACATGCGGGACCACATTGATCCCGAGCATCCCGAACAGGCGCATTTCGTCTGCATCCGATGCGGCTGCGAGATCCACGAGCACCATCGCGAATGGATGGTGAAGCCGGAAAACGGCGCGAAGTGGGTCGCCAAGTATCCGGAGCGCGGCCGCCGCCATCGGTCCTTCCGCATCTGGATGGCCTATTCGCCGTTCGAGCGCTGGGAGAACCTGGCGCGCGAGTGGCTGACGGTCCAGGCCGGTGGTCCGGAGAACCGGGAAAAGGGTTCCGGCGCCGAGCAGACGTTCTGGAATGATTGGCTCGGGCTCGCCTTCGAGGCGGACAACAAGGCGATCGACTGGGAAGTGCTGCGCGATCGCGCCGAGGATCAGGGCTTCCAGCGCGGTGTCATCCCGGCCGAGGCGCTCGCGCTTGTCCTCGGCATGGACGTGCAGGGCGATCGCGTCGAGTGGTTGCTGGTCGGCTACGGCAGGAACCGGTACCGGGCCGTCATAGATCACGGCGTCATAGACCATCGCGCCGGCAGCCACCTGGCGGATGCGAAGGAACATTCCGGCCATATCTCCGAAACGGAGGTTCGCGCCGCCCTCGACCAGCTGCTGCAGCGCGAATGGCTCGACGAAGCCGGCCGCAAGCGCACCGCCGATCGCGTGGCCATCGACGGCAATGCCTATACGGACGATGTCTGGAACTGGGTTCGCAAGCATCCGAAGTCGCGCGTCATCATGGTGCGCGGGGGCAATACGGAGGCAGCGCCCCCGATCGTGCAGACGAAAGAGTACGACCGGAAGGGTAAGCCTAAGAAGCAGAAGTGGTCCTCCCGCTTCTTCACCTTCAACGCCTCTGCCTTCAAGATCCGGCTCTATCGCGACTACAAGAAGGACGATCCGGAGCAGGCGGGCTACATCCGTTTCGCCCGCGGCTTCGGAGACGATTTCTACCAGCAGGCAACCTCGGAAGCCCGCGTACCGGAGAAGACCCGGAGCGGTCACACCCGCTACGTCTGGAAGCTCTCCGAGGGCAAGCGCAACGAGATCATCGACATGCTCAATCAGAGCCTGGCCGGTGCCTATCGCTGGGGCGTGCCCTATTGGACCGACGAGGAATGGGATGCGATCGCCGATCGCCTCGGGCGGCTCGAAGCGCCGCAACAGGGCGACCTTGAGGATCACCTGAACCAGGTCGCCGTCAAGACCGAACCTGCCGCAGGCCAGACCGCCACGGCAGAACAGCAATCGCCGCTCGTCGCTGCCGCCCTCGCGCGCGCCGCCCGGGCAGCGCAGCGGAACCGCTAGGAAGATCCATATGGCACTGACCGAACAGGAACGCGCCGTGCTTCTGGCACGGCTCGACGAAGCACGTGAGGCCTTGCACCAGATGGAGATCGGCCGCGCCGAGGTCTCGCTCAGCTATAACGGCGAGAGCGTCACCTATGCCGCGACCAATATCGGCGCGTTGCGCCAGTATGTCCGCGACCTCGAGGCAAAACTCGGCCTTCGCCGCTTCGCCCGGGCGCGCAGCCGTGGAGTGGTCTTCGGATGAGCGGCGAAGTCACGATCCTCGGCCCCGATGCCAAGCCGCTTTCGCCAGCGGTTCGTGCTGCTGCCCGCGTGCAGGTCGCGAAAAACCGGCTGATGGCGTCTTCGGCCTACCAGGGTGCATCCTACGATCACCCGTCCTTCGCCAAATGGCGGCCGGGCACATGGTCCGGTCAGTCGGCGCTGACCTGGTCGCGCTCCGAGCTCGTCGACCGGCTGAACGACGTGGCACGCAATGACGGCTGGGGCGCCGCCGGCACCTCGCGCCTCGTCGACAACATCATCGGCTCGGGCTGGACGCTTGCGGCGCGGCCGAACCATGTCTCGCTCAACATGACGTTTGAACAGGCGGAGGAGATCGCCGACAGGATCGAGGCCTTGTGGCGCGATTACACGCAGGACGTCGACAAATGGTGCGACGCCGAGCGGACGAAGACCATGGCCGGCATTCTCGGCCTTGCTGCCCGTCAGCGGTTCGGTCCTGAGGGCGAGGCCTTCGGTGTCATCGTCTGGCAGGACAATGCACCGTTGTTCCAGACGGCGATTCATGTCGTCGACCCGGCCCGGTGCTCAAACCCGAACGGCCACATGGACGAAGAGTTCCTGCGCGACGGGGTCGCCATTGACGGTTACGGCGCACCGGTCGGCTATCACTTCCGCAAGTCGCATCCTGGCGAGTTCTTCGCCGGGAATACTGGCCTGTGGCATTGGGAGTATGTCGAGCGGGAGACCGAATGGGGGCGCCCGATCGTCGTTCACGCCTATGAGCAGAAGCGCGCCGGCATGACGCGCGGCGTTTCCGACTGGGCGCCGGTCATGCGGTCGATCAAGCAGTCGACCGATTACGAGGACTACGAGAGCCAGGCCGCGATGCTGAACGCTGTCATGGCTGCCTTCATCGAAACGCCCTTCGATCCGGAAGAGATGCTCGAGGCGATGGGCGCGGATTACGGCAACGACGGTATCGCCAAGCTCTTTGGCGAAATGTCGGCTGCGCAGAAGGCCTATTACGGGGCCGCACCGATCGACTTGCCCGGCGTTCGCATCAACACGCTGCAGCCCGGCGAAAAGGCGACGCTGACCAAGCCGGAGCACCCGAACGCCAATTTCGAGGCCTTCGTTAATGCGGCGCTGCGCAAGGTCGCCAGCGCGATCGGCGTCACCTACGAGCAGCTCACCATGGACTGGAGCCAGGTGAACTATTCGTCTGCACGCGCAGCACTCCTCGAGATCTGGCGCGGCTTCACCGCCAAGAAGGGCGGCTTCGCCTCGCAGTTCATGGCGCCGATCTATCGGGCATGGCTCGAGGAGGT